CAAGCGCCGACGATAGCTGGACCCATTGCGTAATCTTCTCGATATCGCCCATATTCTGTGCCTGCGCGATTGGCGACACGGGCGCGACCTTTACCTCAAGGCCGTTTACACGCAGCGGCATGTCAATCAAACCCCGCTCGTCCATGACATAGAGAACGCGCGAGACAATCGGGATCATCGTCTCGGTTATAAGGCGACCAAAGGCAGAACCAAGATTCTGGGCCAACTCCTTCATGCGCTCTGCAATTTCCGTCGCACTGCGCGCCGACATATTGTCGGGCGGAAGCGTGTCGTCCAGCAAGATTTTCTTGATGTTCATGCGAAGATCATTGATGACGATCTGCGACACGTTGAAGTCACCCGACCTCGGCAATTGACGGAGAGATTCGCCTTGAGGTCCACCGTTCCGCGCCACAGGAATGATTGCACCCGGCGTGATTCGAATAGTTTGCGGGTTCAATACGCCATCATCCGCTGCCGTGTAGACTCCAGCGATTGAGAGAGATGCATTCTTGAGTAGAAGCTCTAGCGTTTTGTTCAGCGTCTTGATGTCAGGCAAGGCCGTAATCACGGGGCCACGCCCATAGATTTCGCCAGCGACCTTCATATAACGCGCAACGATCCAAGGACTAGACTTCATCTCACGCTCAACCAGCTTGACCTTGCCAGACGGCCAGATGACGCAATAGTGATAATCACCACGATCCTGATTGTAGATTGTCGCCTCAAGAAGTTCGACCTCCTCAGTTGGCTTCTCATCAATCATGCGCTGCAATCGATCAGGTATGTACGCTCCAACCCAATGCTGTGCAATTGCCTCTGCCTTAATCCGCATGCGGCGATAAACATTGTCGACTTTTCCGTGCGCGCCCTCTTCGATAGAAACGAGGTATTGCGGGACTGCGGTGAAGCGGATCGGCGTAACATCGTCGCCCGGTTGAATTAGCATGACGGCGGTGCCGACTGCCAAATCCATCAGGAATTCGCCCATAGCCAAGTCAAAGTTGGTCTGGCGCAGGAGCGAAAACATCTTGTCGTTGTAGACGTCCAGCGCGGCTTGCGCCTCAAGCTGACGATTATCGGGGATTTCGGGTCCGGGCTCTAGGCGGCACCAGCGCCCGTATGGCGGGAACAGCCCGCTCTGGATTCGATTGGCAAAGCGTTGTGTCGCGTTGATGGCTGTGGAATCGAAGACGCGGACCATCTTGTTCTGGCCGGGAGAACCGCCGCCCTCATAATAGCCGTCATACAAGTTGCGCTGCGGAAGCGCAAACTCGTAGCAGTCCTCATAAATCTGACGCCAGTTATCTTTCCGGCGCTGCGCCAGTTCGTGACGCTTGATGATTTCTTCGACGCTTTTCATGGATCAGTCTTTCTTGTTTCGCGCACTAATCGCGCGCACCTTCGCCTTGGCGTCGGATTTTGAAGAAGCGCCCCACGCGCGCAGTGACAGGAGAAGGCGCGTGGGGCGTCCTTTCTCGTCGCGCTCCGGGCCGGGCATGGAACCCATCCGCGCCAAGAAAGAAGCTCGTCGCGGGTTGTCGCCTTTCTTCACTGGCGCTTTCAGGTTCATACCCTGCGCGCGAGCGGAAGCACGGCCCTTTGCGTTTAAACCACCAGAGGGATTCTTACCTTCTTTGCGCTGCCAAGCGGGTGTTTTAGCCACGCGCGGCCCTCATATTATCAATCAAATTTGGATATGGACGACCAGCCTTCTTCGCGGCACGCATTGCGGATCGTTTCTGTGCAGAACTCAAAGATTTTGGCTTTCCCAAGTCCTTTGGCCTTTTCTTGTCCCACGCCTCTTTCTTCATTTCTTTGATCTATTCCTACTCATCGACATCACGATAAGATTTCTGTGAGAATTATTTTTAGGGTTTCCGTCCCTATGGTCTACATCTTTACCGTCGCCTTCCGCACCGAACCGTTTTTCACCATCTTGCGCCGAGCGGCATTCCGCATGGCGCGGTTTTTCTTCTGCTCTGGCTTGCTGTGAAAACTATCGTATTCCCTGCGGTAGTTTCTGGTCATTATTTCTTCTTCATCATCTTCGTCTTCATGCTGACTTCAGAAACACGGCCACCGTATTGCTTTGCATATTCCTTTGCGGCAGACATGCCAGCCTTGCTATATGCAAAATGGCGGGTTTTCCCGTCTTTTGTGACAACCTTCGGCATCATCCGGCACCCAATGTTGTTTGCGTCTCCTCTTGCTGACCGCCGCCACCCAAAAGCGAACGGGCCGAAATGCGACGCGCGCGTGATGCAGCCGCGCGACGACGCTGATCCTCAGTGCTTTGGACAGGCTGCGGCTCTGGCTCTGGAGCGGGTGGTGGTGGCGGCGGCGGAGGTGGTGCGCTAGGCCGCGAGATTACGCCACCCATTAGACAGCCCCGAGGGTAGACTGGATACCCTCACGAGCATCTTCGCGCTCACTTGATAAGAGAAGGCGCTGACCGCCAATCTGGCGCGCACGGCGCTGCGCCGAAAGCTGCGCCTGCTTCTGACGCTCCTCCTCCTCAAGCCGCTGCTCCTGCCTTTTTTGTGCAGCAGAAATTTCGGGGTCAGGAGGGGGTGGTGGAGGTGTACTCATGCCGCCGCCAAATAATCCGCCCATCAAAAATACCTCGCCAACATGTAATGGTCTAAACCGTCAGGCCCATAGGACTTCAACAGACCTTCGTGTTCAAATTTTAATGCTTTGGCCCATCGAAGTGCAAGCAAGTTGCTACCATCGACAACTATCTGCAATCTATGTAATTGCATATCAGTAGCAATGTTATCGAAGTATCGTAGCGCACCCCTTGTGAGCGATATAGGATGTCTCTCAACAATATAGCTTGTAAGTATCCAAGCCTCTGCAACGCCCTTCCATATTGGGACAGCGCCAAAGCAACACGCCACATCACCATTATACAGCGCCGTTGCAGACGTTTCACAAGACGCATAAGTCCGAAGCATGTCCTCGTAATTAGGAAACCACTCAAAATATTTGCGCTCAAATTCACGCAAATTCATCAAGTGGACATGCGCCCAATGAAAGTTGATTATTGATACTGAACTGTTGCTAGATATCTTCATTTGCGCTATAAATGAGATTCCTTCCTTTCGTGTACACTACCTCCGAGGCCGTTCCCTGTTGCGGCCTCGGAGTTTTTTATGCAAACACGTTGAAATCTGTGCTGGCGACCGCCTGCTTGTATAACGGCATTCCATTGGGGTTGCGGGTCAATGCACGATGCTCGCCGCCGCCCAACATCAGATATCCATAAGCGTCACCGACATGCGAATGCTCGTTCTTGTTTGGTGCGTCCTTAAATCTTTCGTGGCCAGCGCCAACCGCGACACGCTTAAAATGGTAGCCGCCACTCAACGACTTGCGCGTGCGAACGCAATCTTTCGATACAAGCAAACCCGGACGCCCATCAATAAGCCTGTTCATGGGCATGGCACCAGCCTCACGCCGCACCTTAAAATCATTCGATGCCGTTGGTTGGGCGCGAAGGCCAAGCGTCCGCAAATGGTCAAACGCCGTGACCTCGAAAATCTCATCACGCTTGCCACCAGCCGGGTCTCCCCAGATCATCACATCGCTCTTGGGAAACTTGGTCTGGATATCCGCCATCAGATGATGGGCGAACCGCTCCAGCCCCATATCGAAGGCGACAAGCTCATGCACGATATGCCATCTTCCATTTGACATCTTCTGTCCAAAGACAGCAGCGGGCGTCAATCCAAAATCAAGACCGATATGGACCGGCATACCCATCTCGATATCGACATCCGCCGCCATCAAGCTATCGGTATATTCGTGCCACACGGGCTTTCCATCTTGCACATAGACATACTGTGCGCCCGCATAACATTGAATCCAATCAAGCGTCTTGCCGGCAAGCTGCTGCTCGTAATAGCCGATTGGAAGGTTGTTCAGGTTTTCAGCCTTGCCGTTTAATAACCAATACCTGTCGCCGCCAAATATAGCGCCTCCATGCTCTTTGGTTCCTTCAACAACGCCACCCGGTTGCTTGTAGAACTTCCACGGATACTTGCCACGTATCGGGTTCTTTTCAGCAAGATTGGGCCACCAATGATCCGAGTCCATCGGGTTCGTAGACATCCAAACACCGCGCCACGGACATCCGCCATTCCTCTTTGTCGGATACCTACCCACACGCGAAGTCAGGCCATCGACCACAGCCTTGGGTAGTTCGCGCGCCTCATCGATAAATCCGCCGGTCAGTTCCAAACTCAGAAGTTTTCTGACATCGCGCGGCTGATCCAGCGCCAGAAATATGACCTCGCAATCAAGGCCGGGCGCGCCGTCCCTCGGAGGCAGCTTTATATGATGCGTAATAGGAGGCGACCAGCGCATTTCGCCCCAAGTATTTTCCGGAAAAATTTCCTGCCACGTCTTGATCGTCGTCGTCCGTAGCTCCGGGTAGCTGTTTCTTATTACGGCAAATCTGGAATATCTGATGCCATCCTCCGGTGATGGCGGCTGTTTGACAGCACGCAGCATGACCTCGGCCAAGCAGGCATAAGTTTTCCCAGAGCCAACCGGCCCCATCAGCCCACGCACAAAGGCGTCGTCGTTTAGAAATTTCCATACTGTCGGACTCTCGCTGAAATCCAGACTTAGCCCGGTGAGCGCATCTGTGCCGCCGCTTCTGCGACGGCGCGGAGAACGATCACGCGCCCTTGGGGATCGAGCCATCTTTCACCACCATATCGATTGTAAACCATTCTTCTCCGCACGAACCGCACACAACCCTCTGCGTCAGGTCATATACTCTACCGCGAGAAGGCTGTCCGCAAAAGTCACACGGCACAAAATCTTTATAGAAGCGCACATATGTTGACGACATCTTGGTCACGCTCGTCATGCCGCCTCCCGCCTATCGCTATCGCCCAGCATTATCAGGATTGCATGTTTCAACAGTCCCGCACGTACACGCGGATCATCAACCTGCGTCAGCGCGATATGGCGAACGTGCCGGGACTTCTCTTTGCGATAAACGAGGCTTGCCTCCTCTGGCGTGTCGAAATAGCCGAGATACCGCGGGTTTCCGTTCATTCTCATCATAGCGCGATACTTTTTCGTAATCTTATGATAAGAAACACCAATTGGATATTTTCCACGACTCGACGCACTATCAAGCAAAAGGCAGTTTAGCGAAACATCAACAAAGGCACAGGTTTCCGGTGAGTAATGTTTGTTGCCCGGCACGACTATGTCCTTGTCCAAATGCTTGTCGCGCCAGTCCTGCGCCATCATCCAAGAGCGGAAGTTCATAAAATATTTCCACTCATCACAAACGCTGGTACCAATGTATGTAGGATATCGGGCGTGAAGCTTAGGATCAAAAACTCGCCTAATCATCTCACGCCACGCCATATAGTACAGGCATTTACTACGACGACCATTTGGCAATCTGGTGTAAACAGCATAATCAGCATCGTTGACGCCCCAACCATGCACCAGTTTATTTTTCTTCCGCAACTTTCTCGTCATCATCATCTTCCTTTACTTCGTAAGTTGTCGTTTTCGGACCTGTCACGTTGATCCCAATCATGCTGGGGCGTGACTCATCCGAATTCGGCTCAAGAAGGCCTCTGTGTTTTGCCAGCAACCGTAACGCTGACAGCTTGTCGTGCATCTCAACCTCGATGCTGTTGCCATGCTCATGCGGCGTAATCTTCACCGTCTTAATCGAGCGCCGCGCTCGCGGTGACAACTGATCCGATGGGCGCACCTGAACGCGGCCCATCTCATCCCACGACAGGACATCCGTCACTTCGCCCGACGCTATCGCCTCAAGCTCGTTAATCACTGCCTGCTTGCGTTCATTGTCGTCAGACGCAAGCGCAGCACGCGCGGCCCTAGTCGTTATCTTCTTGTTCATCCAACTCTCCCAACATCTCAATCGCCAAAGCGGCATAGCCGATGATGTCAATCCAGCTATCAAGATGATCCGGTGACTCGACAAGTCTAGCCTGCTTTGCCGAAATAAAATGCTGCGCCACGTCCAAGACCGAAACCGGACGGCTCTGAAGAACAGACCACATCACAGCGATCCGCTCAAAATTCAAAAACGCATCACCGTAATTTTCGCCGCGATTGCTCAGGATACCCTTCACATGATCCAACGCCTCATTCCGATTCATCGATTTCTCCCCATCCGCCGCACGTTTCGCATTCGACGTCCTGAACTCTATAACCCTGCCACGGTCCATTCTGTGTTACTCCTCCAACCGCATATTCAACTTCAATCCTACCGTCTCCAAAGCAATCGGGGCAAATCATGCTCGATCACCCAGCCAAACCCGACCTTTGTCAATCACCACATATCCTTTCTTCTGCAACGCATCGCGGGCGTCACGCCTCGCACCCGACGTCGAATCCGGTGCCTTCGCCTTGTGCGCGTCATGCCATTGTTGCACGCGCACCTCTTTCTCATTCAGGTCAATTATCAAATTCTGCAAAGCCTGCAACGCAAGGGCCTGTGCGACAGTCAATCTCTCCGCACCAGCCTCGCTCGCACGATCCAAAACTATTGTCGAATCGCCAATCAAGGCAACAGACACCATTTCCAAATGGATGTCGGCGACCGCCTCCGCATCCTTCTGCTTCTCAGTGCGGATAGACACCACCCCGCTATCCTGCTTCACCCGAATCGACGCATCGACGCCACCCAGAAGAGCAGTGCTGCCGCGCAGGCCACGGGCGACATCCTTTCCGCTGTGGTGTATAGCCATCAAGGCACAATTCGTGTGGCGTTTGATCGCATCGCAGGCATCTATGAACAGCCCCATATCCGTGGCGCTATTCTCGTCACCGCCCAACAAGGCACGCGCGACAGTATCCACCACCACCATTGAGAAACGCGCACCCAGCTTCTCAATAGTCTTGAGCAACTTCTCAATGTCCTCCTGCTCGCGAAACCGCACGGCCACAGGAACGACAAAGAACGGTGCGCCACGCCCGGAAAGACCATGCGCGGCCTCCCACCCCTTGATGCGCTTACCAAGCCCACCGACGCCCTCACCAGCGATATAAAGCACAGCACCCCGCTGTACAGGGAAGTCCTGCCACGCTACGCCATGCACGATGCTCAACGCGATATCCAAGGCCACAAAGCTCTTGCCCGCACCCGGCTCGCCATAAAGCACGCTGAACCCGTGGCGGGTCAGCAATCCCTCGACCACCCAATCGACCGGAGGCATGCGCCGCAAGTGATCCAAATCATAGATCGGGAACGTATCATCAACCTCCTCCGGATCGTCCACAATCTCCAACTCACCTTCCGGCTGATACGGCTTCGCATTTCGCACAAGCTCGCGCAACTCCGCAACATCATGCTCCAGCAACCAGTCGGCAATATCACCCTTCGGCGGTAGACCCGGCAAATCAACCCAGCGCATTTCATCCGCGACATCCGCAAGACTGCCCGCCACAAGCCTCATGTGATCGACACCCGGCTGATCGTTGTCAGGCAGCAACACCACCTTTCGGCCACGAAACCACTTGTTCAGCGGATCACGCCACTTCTTCGCGCCGCCATGATTGCACGTCGCGACGAAGCCATGCGCCCTCAACGCCTCAACGCACTTCTCACCCTCAACAATGAACACAACTGCGTCAGGACTCGCCAGAAGCTCCGGCAGGCGATAAGGCAGCGGCTGGACGCCATCCATCTTATACACCCACTCATCGCCCTCCGGGCGGCGCTGAATGAACCTGCGCGGCTCATAACGCAACACCTGATAGC